GATAGCGATAGCTCCGATTAACTAAATTCACTTCATGTCGCGCATGGATATTGGTGATATTACCGGCGAAAAAAGATCATTCCCAGACGCGCACTTGAATCCATTTGTGGAGCGCGATCCACCCGAGCCATATATCCCCCATTCAGACTTACCAGATCCAAATACTATGAATGATCCTGAATTGAATGCTAACGAGCAGCGTTGGGCCCAGCAACCTTTTGCTGGTCCTTTTAGCCCGGCTATGTACGGTGCTATGAAACGCGGAGTTCGACCCCGTTCATCTTATATTCCGTATGAAAAATACGGCAAACGCCGTGTTGCGAGGTACCCTCGCAAACGTGCTTACGCGAAGCGAAAGTACACTCCTAAATACGGCAAGAAGGGGTCGCGATTTTATTATTCGCGATACAATCCCAAATCCTATTACGTTCGTGGTTCGCGTGCGAACATTAAGAGGTTTGGTTCCACTTGGCGCAAGGGAACTAAAACACAACGACTCGCGCGTAAGCGAGTTGGCTATTACGGACGTGGCAAATACGGTGTATTTGGAGCTAACGCAGCCTCTGGTTACATGGGTCGCGGAATGTACTCCCGAATGAAGCGTGGTAACCAACTTATTTCTGGTGGTGTTGCTAACACCCCGGTTATGCAGTCCAGCGGTTACGATGGATCTCTTATTGTGAGCCATCGCGAACTTGTTCAGGAGGTTTACGGTGCGGGTCCGGTGCCCACTGGCGCTGGTCCGCATCCACCGTCTGGGTTTGAAGTTCAAACTTTAACTGTGAACCCCGGCCTGGAACGAGTGTTCCCTTGGATGTCGCAGCTTGCTGCAAATTTTGAGGAATACGAGATTATTCAATGTGTCTTTGAATACGAAGGCAAGAAGATGGTCGGCACGACCGATGAATTGACTATTCACGGTACCGTGACTGCGGCGCATAAGTTTAACTTTAAGTCGCAGGAGTTCCAGGACAAGCATGAGATGCAGAGTTATCCTCATGCTAACCAGTGTCAGGCTCACCAGAGCCTAGCGCATGGTGTTGAAGCCGATCCCGGCAAGATTGTCGGGGACGGTCACAAGTTTGTCCGTCTTGGCGGATTACTTGCCACTGACGACCAGCGTGATTTTGATCATGCTACATTTAGTCTTGCGCAGTCCAATATTCCTGCTGAGCTTGCCTCGAAGGAAATTGGATGTTTGTACGTTTCGTACACTGTGAAGCTTATGAAGCCAAAGCTTCATGCCAACAGGGGTCTTGCTATCAAGAGTTTTAGGGCTGTCAGCTCGCCTAATGTAAGCATTTCACAGACAACGGCACCTACAATTTTGGGAACAACGTATGATGAGCGAGCTGATGGGTCAACTGCTGTCCTTGCACCGCATGCGAAGAACACTTTGGATGTTCAAGTCAAACAAGGACAACTCTCTAGCACCGTTGCTTCCAATTATTTTTGCTTCCCAGTAAACGCATCTGGCGTGTACAAGATTACTGTTGCTGTCGAGGGAACAAGCCTTAACAATGGTACTATTGCTAATATTTCCTACGGAGGTTCAGGTAATATTTCGGATTACCTGTATCTCCAAGGTGAAATCTCTACCACTTCAACGCCTATGTTGTATGCTGGTGGCGATATCACAACTTTGTCTCCTGACGATGTTAGGTGGACTGGTAACACTGGAGCAGATCTTAACTCCTCCAAGCGTGTTACGTTTGAATGTGTTATTAAGGTGAGACCTCAAGTCGGCAATGTTATTAACTGCTTTGCCGTGAAAAATCTTGTGGACTCTGGCACGATTGCTCAGTCTTCTCTTGATGTAACTGAGTACAACACGTTTGGTGAAAGTGTGCCTACTATTGGTCGCTGACTGCCCGGCAGGGCGTTAGGTGGCCTGCCTGCGCCTGAGCCAGGTTATAACCCACCGGCATATCAACCACCAGATTCTCCACCAGCAGATCCAGATCCAGATCCAGATGTTCCAACAGAATTACAAACATGTTTTAATTCTGTGCCATCAATCGGAAAGTTACCTCATATAGATCGTTGGACAGACTATCCAGGTACTGCTTCCAACTTGAATAATGTTAATGTCAATTACGTCATTACATTCAAGAATTGCAATGGCTTCGACATTAAAGCATATATATACAAATCAGAAGGCAGAGTGGCATACGAGAACATTGCTTATGCTTCAACAAGTTTGTATGTGAACTCATCTTGGTCTCCTCCACACAGTGTATTAACACCTCAAACATTGTCAAATGCAACGCATCAAGTCACTGGTCAGTACACCACTGGTACTGTTGGATTTTCTGATTTGGTCGTTGCTCATGGTGCAAGTGGTGTTCCTCAATCAAAATGTTTTATCATTAAATGTGTAGATTCTACTACATATGCCAATCCTTGGTATAGCACATATGATCCACAAGGAACCGGTAAGAGCGGTACTACTTGCGACTTCATAGCGCAATATCATGCTCAGACAGTCCCTTTGGCACCTACTCCATTTACACCTTCAATAAATTTTGAAGTTGAAGCAGTTGATGCTAATATTGGCACGTTCACGTTGAAGTTTCGTTACACTGGGACGAATTCATCAGTTTTAAATGATATGATGAATGGGAATATGTATGCTAAAATACACAAACGAAGTTTAGGTCCTACGATGAATAACAGCGTTACCAGCAGCAATCTGCACACAAGTGAAACAACGAAGGTGTTTCAGGGTGCAGATTTGGAATCTTCTCCTTATCCTGCTTCATATCTATTTTTCTGGGTTAGCAGTGGATCAACTAATCATATTCATAACGCCACAATCGATGGTGCATGTATGTCTTCTGTAAAGAGTATGGGAACGAAACGAATGTTTAACTTCATTCCATTGTGCACGGAGGTACACGTTCAGTTAATAGATTGATGACAGTTAAAAAAGCAGACGAGGACATGACGAGTGCTAGCTTTGAGCGCATAGCCGTGCTATGCGCAGCTCGGTTTCATGAACTCTACGATGATCTTGTACAAGATCTTGTAAAGTATATGGAAGACGAAGTAAATAAAATTATAGACGAAAACGAACGCGAGAGCGTGAGGAAGTTGATGCACGAGGAGCT